GTAAGACTTTCTTTCTTCTCCGTTACGATCGCGACGGGTTTCAGCGACTACGAATCCGTAACCGCTAATCTCGCGGACTACTTCCGCGTCGGTAACTATAACTTCTGCCATTGTTATTCCTTTTCTTCTATATGCGCGGGGTTTACGCAGTCGGTATTCCCGCACAACCTTTTACCTTCGATCACCGGCGATCCGTCTTCCAAGATTGGAGTAATGAAATCTGGCGCGTAGTGACCGTGCCAAGGGTAACACTTACCCCTGACGCCTTGTACCGTCTGTACCCGTCTAGCTCGACAGCTTGCGCATAGCGGGTTCGGTTTTCGGGTAGAGATAATCTCCCACTTGAATCCGCAACGCTCGCATAATACTTCTGGCACATCTTTAGCCTATCCCTTTTAGGCAAACTTTACATAGCGCGGGGTTGTTGCCGTGTTGGCATTTTGGGATCTCTCCCGATTGCTTAGCGATCTCCGCTTGCTCCGCGAGATACTCTCGAGTCCATTCCCGCTCTCGCTCCATACGCTTCCGAGCTTCGGTATCTCTTGCGGGTTCGTATTGGTTATCCCAAGCGTCCGCGTTTAGCCACGTCGCAGGATACTTCGTAAATTCGTCTTTACGACTCGGATCTTGTTTATAGCGAATAGTCCCCGCGAGAATATCTTCGAACTTAGCTCGAGCTAGGGCAGATCTAAAAGCTTTATACGCCTTAGCCTTATCTAGCTTTCTTGGATACTCCTTCCAGAATTCATCAAAAAATGCGCTTATATTCTTATTGTTATTCTTATTAGTATTCTTTGTGTGCGGATTATCCGACCGGGGTTGTGCGGGTTTTCCGACCGGGGTAGTCGGATTTTCCGCACGATCGGGATCGTGAGTCCGCCAGACGGTTTCGCCGTTGTGATCTGGTTCCTCTTTGATTAAGTAGTCAAAAAATTCTAGCTCTTTGATCGCGGATCGGATCGCGTCTTTACCTTCTTTAGACTGATCGGCAATTCGACGGATCGACAATGTAAATCCGGGATCGTTGCTTAGGATCAAGAAAAGGATCCCGCGAGCTTTGAAACTTAGTCGGCTATCTCTTATCCAATGATTGGGAACTTGCGTAAAGTGATTATCAAAATAATGGTTCCCGCGAATTAGTGGCATTTTGTTTTCTTCCTTGTTCGTCTAGTAGGTAGTAGACGCCTTTGTAAGCGTCGTAGACGGGTTCATCTAGTTGTCTTAGGGTTCTTACCTTATGATTGAATTCTCGAGCTTCTCCCGCCGTATTAGCGTCGCTCTCCATAAGCCCGTTATAGCGAGCGCAAACTAAAATAACGTTCCGCGGATCGTTTAGCAAACTCGCGACGGACTTAGCTCCGCCCATACCGCGATTTTTACGGTGGTGCGGAACTAGGTCGTCTTCGGATCCGCAGTGCCAACACCAAAGATCCCGTTCGCGAATTAGCTTTAGAAGACTAGATTTCATAATCGAGCTTCTACCCCGATTAGTTTCGCTTGAGTAGCGCTAGCCATAAGCGCGGACTCTACCGCCTTGAGCTTTAGCTTTACGCGATTGAACTCCGCCTTAGCTAGATCCCGTTCGAATCTCGCGTCGCTTGAACTTAGACGGCTTTGTGCCGTACGTTCCGCTACGTTGCCCGTTGCCTTTAGAAAAGACTTCTGCTCGATCGTATCTAAGTTACGTTCCGCTTCCGCTAGTTTCTTTTCGGCTTCGTAGACCGCAGTTACCCCGCGGTAGTTTTCTTGGGTTAGCTCTTGGAGTTGCTTTATAAGATCCGTCGGGTTCACTTGAGATCTTCCGCTCGCTTGCGTACCTTAGCTAAAACCCCTTTCGTAACGTTAGCGGACTTGGCTTCGTTATATAGAGATCGTAGATCGTCTAGATCCGTCATAGCTTCCGCTTCCGCTACGAAGTCCCGAGCGGGTGCGGGGGTAACTCCTTTATTTACTTTCGCCATCTCGGAAGCAGACGCCTTCTTATCTCCCGAATATCCCGCTAGCGCGTGACTGACGGCGCGTCCGATTGCGGAAGTTTCGCAATTTTCGTATGCGGCATAAGCGTTCGCTCCTTGCCCGCCGTGGTAGATATACGCCTTTATACGCCAGATCCCGCCCGTTCGATCTTGCTCCGTTGTTAGATCTTCGGTAACAATTCGAGCGTCTTCGTACGCTTCTAGTAATCGCGTAATGCGATCGGCTACGGTTTCGTAGCTCGCTAAATCAAATCTCGGAGTCATCTTCGTCTTCGCTTTCTTGTATTAGCCAATAGTCTTCACCGATTTCGAAACCCGAATAGAAACCTTCTATAAAGATCTCCTCGATTGCTCCGCTCGCGTCGATACGCCAGCCCATATTTTGCCCGCGAACTACGGTAGTCCCGCGGTGTAGAGTAACGTAATCTCCTATTTCGATTATCATTTCTTCCCTTTCTTTATTACTAAGTAAGGTAGTCCGTCTAACCTGCTCTGTCTAGTCGCGACTACGTGTTTCTCCCCTTCGTGTTCGAAGTAGGCGTATTTTGCTTTTCCCATTAGCCGTAATACTTCCGACTTGGTTTTATTTAGCTCCTTCTTAGCTTTATCCGCTTGCTCTTGAAGGTGCCAAAGTTGGTGGATCCCGTCGATCTCTACGGCTAGTTCCGGATCAAGTTCGGGATTTTGTTTTCTAAGTATCTCGTAGGTAACTTCGGATCCGTCGAAGTCGGGTTCGTCGCCCGACTCTATATAAGTCCAGAACTCGCGGATCGCTTTACGTTGCGCGCTCGCTTCGAATTCGTCGTAGTCGATCCAGTCTTCGTAATAGTTCCAACCCGCGACGGCTACAATTACGGATTTAGTAATCCCCAAGATATCCATATAGTGAGTTACTTGCGCGCGATATCCGTCGGGAGTGCTATTCCAAGAATTGCGGGACGTCTTGATCTCGATAACGATCCAAGATCCGTCTTCGTGTTGCGCTAGCGCGTCGGGGTTAGCTCGCATAAACGGATCTTCTCCGTCCGCGTAGGTTCCCGTTTTGTAAACGGTATAGTCGGGGTTATCTTCCGCCCAAAGTTTTAGTATCGGATCTTCGAAAGCCTTGCCAAAACGTACCGACCAATTTTCAACTGGGACGATTGGGATTACTCCCGTTTTCTTCGCCCAAAGAGAATACGGACTCTCGAAATCGTTTAGACCTAAGATCGCGGATACTTCGGATCCGCCTATCCCGTCTGCTCTAGCTTCGTGCCACTCCGAAGTACCGTCTTCGAAGACACCGATTAGATTAGCGTTATTTATTTTCTCGGGTGCGTACACCTCGAATATTCCTTTATTACTCATATAGTTACCTTATTATGAGTGACGGACATTTTGATACCGCCTATTGGAAATTTCTTAGAAAGATCCAAAGTGTAGGTCGCGTACCTTGTGAAGACGCGCCCGAAATATTCTTCCCCGAAGACTTCCCCGAGAAGCAACTAAGGGAACTCTCAATAGCTACGGCTAAAAGATTATGTAACCAATGCCCAATAAAACGCGACTGCTTAGAATACGCGATCGAAACGGATCAACGCTTCGGAGTTTGGGCTGGTACTACTAGCGCTGATCGGACTTCCGGCTAACGATAGAAGTTAGGATCGAAAGAAGTCCCGCTCCCAAAGATACGCTAGCTAGAGAAGTCCAGTCGATAGTAAATAGACCTACGGTTCCAGTACCTAGAAAAGCCAAAGCAGACTGCGCTACGGTTTTGATTGCGCGCTCTCCGGCGTAGTTCCAAAATTCAATAGTAAACATTAGGGTTCTCTTTCTATATCTCTCTTTACTCTAACATCTTCGTAAGCGGATCCCGCGACGTAGGCGCTAACAATAATAGAGATCAACGCTACCCCGCCGGTAATCAACGCGTTACTTACGCTTGTATCCCAATAGAAGGTAATCGCTCCGAAGACGATCATTCCGAAAGCTAGTCGGTAGGATCCGAAGATCAACTTACGACGGAACTTCCAAGAAGCGGAAGATCCTCTAGGGTTGTGATCGTCGAGAAGAAAGATCCCGTCGATCGCCCGACCTATAATTCTTTTTATTTTCCGCGAGTCCATACCGTCC